ATGAACTGGGCTGATCGACAGAAAGAGCGTGGAGTCCGCCTCGAACTCACTCCTTGGCCCTCACGCAATTACTGGAAAAAGTATCGGGACGGAAAGACGCATTATCTCAAGCACCCGCTCACCAAGGAAGGCTACGAGGCGGCGCTCCTGGAGTGGTCGGGCATCGTCGCCCGCCTCGATGGTGAGCGGCCGAACGCTCAGCAGTACCACCATCATCGAGACACCTTCCGCCTTGTCCAAGAATGGTACGACCATTTTGGCATCCCGAAGGACGAAGCCAAACTGTCAAAGTACGTGGCTGAGTTCTTGGGCTGGATCGAGGAGCAACTCAAGCAGCCCGAGCTTCCGTACACGATGCCCGTCATGTCGTTCGCCTCTGGTACGAAGCGCCCCGAGTTCCTGACTGAGTTTGCTCTGGCCCCTGGAGCCTTCGGGTTCGGCACTAAAGACTTTCGCCTCTCCTCGAAATGGCGTGAGCGCATCCGACAACTGGACGATTCGCCAAGATCCACGAAGCTCCCCCAGACCATTGAGTTTTGGATTGAGCAGTACCTCACTCGGGTCAAGTCGAGAGGTCGAGGCACAACGACCATCGGCACAGCCAAGGACCGGATTGTCCGCCTTGGCAAATACAAAACGATGGCCGACACGAGCAAGCATGTCGGGACAATCACGAACACCGCAATCGAGAAGTACCATGATGATCTCGACAAGTTGTCGTTGTCGAAGGCATCCAAGGAGGGTTACTTCTCGGCCTTCAGGATGTTCGTGCGCTGGGCATCGAGGAGCGAGGGGTGTGAGCTTTACGGTAATGCCCCGGAGAACCTGGACAGCAAGGAGTTCACGTTCCGGGAGCCACATGGCACGGGCCGCAAGCGACTCGCCAAGAAGAAATTGCTCTGGGAGCCAGAGGACTTCCAGACCGTCCTCAAGAACGTGCCACAGCCGCATCGCTGTTACCTGATCGTGTCCCTCAATTGTGGGTTTCGATCGACCGACCTCAACGCATTGCGGAAGGACGATCTCGATCTCAAGAACGGCAGGATCACGATTCAGCGAGAGAAGATGAATCAGAATGAGACCTCGCCTGTTGTGTCGTACCCGCTTTGGCCGATCACCGTGAGCCTCATCGAGGAGGCGATCTCGGATGATCCGGTGTACGTGTTCGCTGGTCGCAGGGGCAATCGGCTGGTTGTCCACAAGTTTGTGGAGGATGAGCCGAAGACCTACGACAATCTCTCGTCGTATTGGCACAAGAACCGGAAGGACTTCGGGCTGGCCGAGAAGCGACTGGACTACATCAGGAAGACCGGGGCGACGGAGATCCAACGGATCAATCGGGGGATCGAGACTCTGTACTTGGGCGAAACCCTCGATGAGGTTGCGAAGATCAACTACAGCTTTACTGACGGAGAGCCGTGTCCTGACCTCGATGAAGCGATCCAGGAGCTTGGGGTGAGGTTCGGGCTGGTCAAGGAGACCCGGAAGCGCAACGTGAAAATGTCGAGTGAGGTACTGAGCAAGCTCGAACGCAAGGCACGGTCGAAGGGCCTGACCCTGGAGCAACTCCTGGCGACTCTCTGACCTTACTTTTGTAAGGTCCGATCAACCGCCTCCTCGTTGGGGCGGTTTTTTGTTTGGTACAATTCTGACCAAAGGAGGCGGGTCTCATGTCATCGGACAAATTCGATCGGTTGCCGCACGAAGCATTGCGGCAAGCTCAACAGGCAGCACAGGAAGTTCAACGGGCTCTCGCCCGAAGTGCGGAAGAAGCGCATCGGAAAAATGATGCCCTCCTTCACATTACCGAGCACATTGCGGAAAAGAATCAGGCACGACACGAGGCTACGCTGACCGTCGCTGAGTTGGCGAAAGCTAATATGGCAAGCCAATTTTACGAAAAGCTGCAATTCTGGATCGAGGACTTTGACAAGTCGCTGGACAGCGAGCATGAAGTGGGCGTCCGTCTCGTCTCCTTTGGGCAAACTGTGATCTTCCGGGTCGAGGAACTCGGCTATCACGATCCGAGCTTGATCGTGTTTCATGGGAGATCGGATGACGGGAATCCGGTAACGTTGGTGCAACATGTCTCCCAAATCAGTTTCCTGCTGACCAGTCTCAAGAGGGCAAACCCCACGGAGCCCAAAGTTCCGTTTGGCTTCCATCCTCAGAGGGTCCGGGACTTCCACGAAAAAGCTGTCAGCGAGGGGATGACAAGGTCTGATGAGACGGGTCGCTGGATCGACAAAGAGGGCAGGCAATTCGATCGAGAGGGCAACCTGATCGAGGGCGACGAATAAGGAGGCGGAAATGAGCGATGATGCAGACAAGATCGCAGAGGGCATCGAAAAGTGGTTTGGGATTCCGACCGCATGGATCGCAATTCCCGCCATAATTGTCGCCACCGTAACACTTGAGCTGCATGTCCAATCTAAGCTCAGCGATCCATTATTCCGATGGCTGGCCCTCGGCACGCTCTGCCTCTTGTGTCTCGGTGGAGTTGCGTTTGAGCGACGGCCACGGAAGATCGGGTACGGGCAAAAGGAAACCAGAGGTCGAGCGCCACATTTCCTGCACTTTATGTGTGGCTTCGCTGTTGCTGCCACGATTCTTTCAGTTGATTTGTATCTCCATATGGGAAGCTACAAGGTGCCGTTGGAAATGAGCACGCCGACAATCCTCCGTGAGCTTGTAGTCACCGTGGACAACAATGGCCGCAAAACTCTCGACACGATGAACGTTCAGGCGATCGCCTCCGCTGGAGTCATGAGCCAGATTCCTCAACCTGATGGAATTGGTTTCGATTTTATAATTCGGAAGAAAGATGCCTATCAAGAGCTTGTCTTGAACGACGTAGTTGTCACTGTCGATCGCTTTGAGCCATTTCCGCCGTACAGGATGGGACCGGCAGGGGCGGTCACCGTGGATAAGATCATTCTGGTTGTAGAACTGAAGAAGGAGACGGGGGCTTTGCCGTGGACGTTTCACCCTTCAATGTACTGGACCAAAGTCGGAGGGCTTGCAAAGTGGGAAAGTGGATGTCTGGCGCTTCGTGACGCATATCAGCAACCGATGCGAGTCATACTGGCCAGCAAGGATGGGGGGATCTTCAAGCTTAACGCTAAACTAATTGTTAGCGAGGGACCGGCCCATAGGAAGACGGAGATCGACATATTGCCTGAGTCAGTTGGTTTCGCCTATATCCCGATTGGCGACGGCACGACACCTGCAACAGATCAAGGCAATGGCAAGCCTTACGACGCAATCGACGACTTAAAGAAATACAAGCCACCATCACTGCCATTCGGAACAGCGCCCTTTGGACCAATACACTCTGGACCAATGCCCTCGGTACCACCGGCACCACCCCCTGATGAGGAGCCCGCTCCCAAGGCAAAGAGGTAGCTCGATCTGCGAAAAAGCACCCGCCCGTGCGGTGAGTTTTCTTTTGCACACGCAACTCCTAAATACGGCATGGACCTATTCACAGTTTGTATCACCGCACGAGCCGAAGAAATTGAGACCGCCCGGCCGCTGTGTTTGGCTTGGATGGATTCCCAAGGGCGACACGCACAAACGGCCGAGAAGATGTTGCCGACGCCGCTTAGCCCGACCGGAGAGCTTCCGGCCACTCATCACCTCTGTGCGATGGGCCTAACCCAGGCCCGGCACGATCACATGCAAGCCTTCATCGTGGCGAACCAAGTGCCCGTCACGGCTGAGCTTGTTGGCCCACAAGCGGCCGACAGTCATGAGGCAACGCTCGCCAATCGGGAGCCCTGGCTTGCCGCAAAGAATCTAAAGGTGATTGAAGCCGTCTAGATAAGGGATGGCGACTATCACCGTTACGCCCACGAGCGACATCACAACCACCGATTGGGCATTGAACGGCGGCACGACCTTCCACGGCAACCTCGCCGCCAACGGCACCAACAGCGTCGAGATGACTGCGGGCACGTCCTCGAATGCGCTAGTATTGGGAACCGGCTTTAGCACGGCGGGAATGTCGGCCGTGACTGCCGTCACCTATACCGTGGAATGGGACAATGCGGTCAAAAGCACAACGACCGATTTTACCCTTACGCTGGTCGAGAGCGGGGGCAGCACGCAACTCGCCACAATGACGAATGTGACCACGAGTAGCACGAGCGAAATCACTTCCGGCCCTACTAGCATGACAATTCAAACGGCGGGCAACACGCTGGCGAATTGGGCGAATTTCGACATTCAACTGCAGTGCGGGGTCTCGACGGGAAATAATCGGAACGGCGTATTTTTCGGCCTTTCGCTTGTTGTGACTTACACCGCAGCCTTCACCCCTGGTCCACCGAACCCGGTCAATCTTTACGGGGGGCGCATCGCCGGATCGGAGATGCTGTACGCTGGGCCGAGAAAGACAATCACGGCTTACGGATTTCGTTAGCCGCCTGACCATACGAATGGATCACCGACACGAGCAAGGAAGGATACAGTTCCTTGCGCCGCTCCCATCATTTGGCCTATGTCGCCAGAGCTAAAACCGCCAGACATAAACGTACCGCTCATGTTACAGATTTGGCCGGATCGCCCAACCCAAACCGGCTGGCCGATGGCGGTCATTGCTCCGCTTCCGATGGTAATGTTGCCTCGATCGTAAATCTGTGCGACTGCCCCGGAGAGGACGTTATCGTACACAATGCCAACTGCTGGCATTGTGCCGCTAACGGAGGCCATAGCGATCTGAAGCCCGCCGACGTTGTTGAACGAGACGGCCCGCACACCAGAGATGAGCATCGTGGTCGTCTGGGAATAGACGGGAGTATTTACGCCCGTATTTCCAGATTGAGGGACTAGGCCGCTTGTAATTGCCAGTGGCATCCCAGAAGCCAAGGCCATCATCCCGATTTGACCGCTTGCGATCGACCCCGAGACAACAGAGTTATTGCCGAGTTGTCCAGAGTTTACTGCCCCGCTCGCAATAGCAAATTGCCCAATGAGGCCCGATGCCAAACTGACGGAAGTGACCGAGCCATTAGCGAGCAGACCGGAACCGATGGTTCCTGACGTGATAATGAAGCCACTGACGAATGGCGATTGAACCTCAATGAGGGAAGCGCCGCTGTTGAGTGCCGTACCCAGCACTTGAAGCATATCGCCAGACAAGAAGCCACCGCTGTTGAAACTGCCCGTCAGTGAGACAATCTGACCACTTCGGCCAACGTAAAGCGATTGGCCGAGAAAACCTGAGTAATCGGCCAAGCCCGATCCGACTTGGAAACCTCCACCAACATAGACATTGGTGGGCAAACCGGAAGCGATGCTCGAATGCACAATTCCAATGGCGGGCATTCTCGATGCCACAGATGCCATAGCAATCTGTAGCTGCCCGGAGAGGTTGAGTGATACGGCCCTCACACCAGAGATCGTTTCGCATGTGTTCGCCGTGAACGTCCCGCCTGATGTCAGGGTGACGAGGTACTGTGCCCTAGTCACCATCGCACCACTCGTAAAATGATACGTGTCGAGTTGGCCGCTGCTCACGGTCCCACTCATCACAGCCCCATTCGCCAAATGGGGAAATCCAACTGCGCCGCTGGCGATGTTCCCGGAGTTCACGGCGCTGTTACCAATGTTACCGGAGACAACTTGGCCGCTCGTGAGGGCATCATTATCCGACAGCACACCAGAGGCGAGATGGTTCAAACCAATCTGTCCAGAAGCGATGAGGCCACTGACGATTGCACCGGAACCGATGTCGTTGGTTGCAATACTTCCACTGGCGATGGTGAATGCGCCTCCACCGGCTTGCCCTAGCACAGCACCGGAGGCAATCAAACCGCTTCCAATACAGCCGGACGAAAGGACGCTGCTAAGCAGGCCCGACGTGTTAAGCAAACCCGAAGCAAGGTGCTGGTAGCAGACTTGACCTGAAGCAATACTCCCAGACACCACACAGGCATTGCCGAGATCACCAGAGCCAACGCACCCCGAAGCCAAGGCGTACTGTCCGACCTGACCACTAGCAATACTCCCAGAAGTGACAGCCCCGCTCCCCAAGTGAATCGAGGAGACTTGGCCGCTGCCGATGGCACCACTGAGGACCGACCCTCCCGCAATGTGAGGAGTGCCGACACAACCGGAAGCGATCGACCCAGAAACAACAGAAGCATTTCCCAGGTCGCCAGAAGTAACAGCGCCACTCGTAATGACGGTGGTGCTCAATGTCCCAGATGCAAGATGCTGTGCGCACACCTGACCCGAGGCGATGCTTCCTGAGACAACGCAGGCGTTCCCCAGGTCACCGGAGCCAACGCACCCTGAAGCCAAGGCGTACTGTCCGATCTGACCACTAGCGATCGACCCGGAGACGACAGCCCCATTTCCAAGGGCTCCCGATTTCACAGCCCCGGAGTTAATCACAGGCGTCGAGAGCAGACCCGAAGCCAAAGCATTGGGGCCAATCTGGCCTGAAGCGATCGCACCGGAATAGACAACTCCAGCCCCGAAGGCGAATTGCCCAACACTTCCCGAAGCGAGCGCTCCCGAGGCGATCGACCCCGGCGCTAAACCAGTGATCTGCCCACTGAATTGAATTTGACCCAGTAGCAGGGCCGGAGCATCGGTGTAAATCAATGTCCCCGCTTGGAAGACAGGAGCAACTCCACTCCCCGCCGTGCTGTAGATAATCTGTCCCGAGAGTGGCGTTACCGTACCGGAGTTGAGGCCGGGTGCGACCTGTGCGATCGCAAGCATCCGGTTTCCCGCCCCGTCTTTCCATCCGGCGAAGGTGTTTTGCCCAGAGGCGAACCCGCTACAGAACTGCTCAGAACCGGCAGGCGACCCCGAATTGAGAATGTACGGCGAGCCACTGCTGTTTGTGGTTTGTTGAGTGAGGTCGGCTAAAGTGATTGTTCCACTGGGAAAGGCCATGCTGTATCTATTCAGCCGGGCCGAGAACTACATACCTTCATGCCTCTAGGTTACGGCCCGATCAGCGATCTCGTCATTTCGGAAATCAGTCCCCAAGTCTTCATCGAGTTTGGACATGGTGGAGTAATTTGCGGGGGCCTCGCCACGGTCCAAGCCTCGAACGAGCGGCAAGTCGGCGCTGCCCTTGTCTTCTACCACACAGGAGCCTCCTACGAAGGACAGTTTCAACTTGAACAGGCGCTCTCACTAGGAGGTCATCGTTCGGGCACTTTTGCCAACCGTGTGGGCGTGCTTGAAGGAAGTGCCATTCCGAACTGCGACATCCTCGACGCCTCACATCAAGTGGGGCTGGGCAACCTCACCGTCCTGGGCAGCAGCCTCCTTTACGCTGGCCCCGGAGCGACCGTAGGCGGTCCTGTGCAGCCCGTCCTGGGAATGCCGATCACGATCTCGGACTCGTTGAATCAATGGGTCATGGTCCAACAGACAACCGATGCACCGCTCATTGGTTCGACGAGTGCTGAGTTCGACGATCAGTTGAACAATGTTTGGGGAGCGAACAACGGGACCGTAGCAGGAGAAACGACCTACAGAGGCGTCATCCTTCGCAACAACGCCCTCAGCAATGTCACCAGCGTCACGATTAGCGTGGACTCGCTGGCCTCGACCACATGCTTACAACCTCTGTACACCCTTGGGGCAGGGAAGCTCTGGGGGCAGGACTTTTCGGAGTGGCCCTGGTTTGGCTGGGTCCAGATTTCGAGCGGAGAAATCTGCTACTACAGTTCGAGGGGCGACCAGTACCTCCAGATTCCCGCCGCTGGTCGAGGGCTGCTGGGAACCACTGCTCAGGTCGGGAACTTCGATGATACTTTGACAGCAATCCCGCCTGTTTCCCTCGCCTTGGAAACGCCATCGAGTGGCGCAATTCAAGGGCCTCTCGCCAATGAAACCACGGCTCCGACCGGCCTTACATTTGTAAACTCGGTCACGATCTCGACCCTCACACCCTGGCAGGAGATGGGACTTTGGATCAAACGGCAATTGCCAAGCGGGATGACAGCCGCTCCTTGGTTCGAGGTCTCGCTGTCGCTCCAGTTCACGCTCAACAGCGTGACCTACAACGATGAGCTTGTGGGCCTCTTCCGAGTGAATAACAGCAGCTTGACCCGCTACGAGGTTTCCTGGGGAATAAACCAGCCCCCGGATCTCACTCAGGCAGCGAATGAGACCTTCACGAGCTTCCCGTACACAACGACAGCGACGTTCTCGAACAACGAGGACGTTTATCTCAGCACCAATGCGAGGAACCAGCACAATCTCGCTTCCCAAAATACGGACTGGTACATCCTTTCGATCGGCACCGGAACTCAGCGGAACTTGCCTCCGTCAGCGCCGACAACCACGCTGGCGGCAGTCGGCACCGAGTTCGAGGCCCAGAGCATTTATTTCTTCAAGCTCGATGCAGCGCCCGCAGACTTCTATCACGTCTATGTCACATTCGACGGGACGAACCCGCTGCTCCAGACTCCGACCGCAATCCCCGTCACGAACATCGGGCCTTACGACTTCCTCGACTACATCAGCACGTCTCAAACGATCGGAACCACGTGCAAGATGTGCGTGCGGATGTACCGAAGCTCCGATGGCGTTGAGAGCACGAACTCGGACATCCTCACTGTGACGAGTCAGGTTACGGCTTTTGGCCCTGCTCAACTCAAAGGCTTTTACCGTTACATTGCGGAGCAGCGCAACTAAATAGGTACATGCCGTCGATCTTCAATCAGCCCGGCTCCGCTCCCACCATCGACTACAACAACTCCGTTGTCGAGATCGCTCAAGATTGGGGCAACTGGCAATTCGTCCCGTACCTGTTCTGTAAGACCCACAAGCAAGGACTGCCTCCAGACACGGGACGGGCTGCCTTCCACTACCGCACTGGGGAGGAGCAACTGGAGGGTGAGGACGTGCCCGACATCATCGGACCCCTCGATCTCGTCGATCTCTACGTCCGAGTCTCGATCCAGCAGCCCTTCTCTGATCCTGTGCCTGTGTGGTGGGGCATCTTCGCTGACCAAACGACTGTCAGCGAGCGGACTGATCTCCAATCCGGGGATCAGGAATTCCAAGCCCAAGGGATCGAGTACCTCCTCGACCGCTGCCGTATCAACGGGGCGAAGGCGATCAAGACAAATCCCAAGGGAAGCAACCCAGCCACCGTAACGGTCTCGCTGAACTCAGCGTTGAGCTTCAACAGAAAGCCTACGAAGGGAAAGGCCCTCGTCGGAAACAGGAGCCACAATCTGGGACCGCAAGGCGTGTACATGTTCGGGGCATACGGCGAAAAGTGGAGTAACCTTCAGATTGCGCAGCACCTCCTCCAATTTTACGGGCCTGACAATGTGACGTTCCAAATCGTGGGGCAGACGGACCCCCTCGACCAGATGATCGCCTACCACGATTTCAAAGAAGGGACGAGTTTGTGGAAGGCGCTGACCCAGTTGATCGACCATCGCAAGGGTCTGATCATGGTCCCCTACGTGGGCGATGACGGGACCGTGTATCTCTACGTCGATACGGTGCAGAACAACGCCATTCAGGTCGCTGGGATGACGATCCCGCCCAACAGCAACCCTGTGCAGTTCACGATGCCCGGTCCTCCGTACGATCAACTCGTCGATGACGTACCGATCACAAAGACCGACAAAACGAACTACGGGCAAATCCTCGTCTATGGGGCGAGGGTGAAGATGATGTTCCCGGCTTCGTTCGCAAACTCGAAAGCCTGGGGACAACTTCTTTATCCGCCCAACAACGGGAACCTCCTGCACACAGGAGACATTCTGGTCGATCCCAACACCGGACAGAAGGTCATTGATCAGTACCGCACTGGAGTTCCCGGAGGCGCTGGCAATGCGGACCAGAACGACAAGGAGCGGGCGAGGGACTACTACAAGGACATCTTTCAACGGTTTTACGTCGATCGCAAATGGGACGGGACGGTTGTCGATAACGCCTCGGACAAAACTCAAAACGTGATTGCGATCCCTTTCCCGGATGGGACGATCGACATCAATCCCCCTGATGGCCAGCAGAAGCAGTTGAAGACCGACCTCGACGGTGCCCAGTTCGTCCTCTTCGACAAGGTTTACTACAAGAACCTGCCCACCAAGAAGGGCGTCGATTACACGAAGAATCCGCCTGTCGATAACAACCCCAATCCGCACCGTGCGGAGTACGTGCCGCTCTTGGTGCTGTATTACGACTCCGACAACGGATCACTGCACAACGCCGATCAGCAATGGCACAAGATCGAGAAGTTCACGTCAGACAATAAGTCTGTGAAGAACCTCACGGCGCATAAGGCCGACATCGAGTTGGGAATCCACATCGAGGCGACTCCGAACCACTATCTCGCCCTCAACCATTGGCAAGGTGCGAACCCGACGAACAAGAACCCCGAGTTGGACTACACCAATCTCGTCGTGGTCGGCTGCATCGATCTCGACGTGAGACCTTGTGTCCAATGGCAAAGTCCATTCGGAGGGAACAGGACGAAGATCGAAGTTCTGCCTTCCTGTCGGTTCATGTACGCAGTCCCCGGTTGTCCGTTTGATGTGGGCAACAACGGGCAACTCCTGTATCTGGACTTCGACAATCTCATCCTCGATGACGATCACGAAGTCCTACAGCAGATTACTGCGGAAATGGCCGCTTGGTACGGGCTTCCTCGCCAGACGATCAGCATCACCGTCAAGCAGCCCGGAATTTACGTGGGGCTGGGCAGTTTTCTCGAACAGATGAATACGGCGTATTCGACCGAACCCATTGGGACGTTGATCAACAGCATTGAGGTCGATTACGACCGACAGACCACGACGATACGGACGGGATTTGAAGAACTCGACTATGTGCATCTGTTGGGCCGACCCGAAGACCTGGGCGAGGAGGAGGTGGCCGAATGACTTCGCTCAGAGACCTTGAAGAACGGGTGATGCGCCTGGAGGACGACTCCTCCTATGAGGCAGTTCGGTTGGCGAACGTCGATGCCAGTGCGCAAGTGCAACTAGTCCTAACGCAGGCCGACCCCGGAGGCAATTATCCGCCAGCGAACACTGGCGGCGTCAACACCGTTTATTGGGGCGTTCCTGTCTCGACAACGACCCAGAGCAACGGAGTTTCTGGGGTCGGCAGTCCAACGGGCAGCGACGGCTTCTACTTCGCTAATTTGGGTTGGGGATACATTCCGCCAAACTCGATCGTAGAAGTTGAGCAAGTCGGTCCAGCTTGGTTCTGCACGATTTCTTATCCGAATAAAATGCTGGGCACGAGCCCGATCGACATTAATCCACAGATGGGAGCCTTCGTCTTTCCGAATCCCCAAATTCGTGTCCAGGTCTATGGCGGTTATCTGACAACGCCTTGTGCCAACACGTGGTCGATCATGGCCCCTGCCGGGTTTCCCCTCCAGGTTGAGCCGTGTGGCTGGGGAGGCCAATTTACGCTGACAGGCCCACAAGGAACGATCACGCTTCCTGCGATCCTCAATGGGGACATTACTACTCCAGGGGCCTCGGCCCCAGCTACTCCTCAGATTATCGGCTCAACCGGAAACTTCGGGGCCTATTCCGCACTCGGGCAAGTGATCGTGACTGACTACAACCAAGTCGGCGGGCAGTCTGGGCAGCCCTGCACCATCGCCTACGTGGGTGAATGGATTTTGGTCTCTGACACACGTTGTCCGGTGGGCGCTGGAATGATGTCCATGTTCAAGGTCAAAGGGGAAGCCACAGGGGTCAATGTCGGTGGGAGCGCCGCACTCGCATGACCACGTACACAGAGACGGGAAACGGAGGAGTGGTCTGTGGGGGGTTTTGGCCCGCCAGCGGGCCGTTCACCAGCTTTTCTCCGGTGTATCTAATCAAGGCGACCCTCGACCCGCCCTGCCTATGCTGCGCCACGAACTTCTTTCCTTATGGTTGGAGCGACATTCCGCCGACTGCGACAGGCCCGCACATCGTCGTGCCGCAAACCCTGACGTTTGATATTCCGAACGTCGGAGGTTTCGACAGTCCATGCCAAGTATTGTCCAATACAATGACCGCCTATCCGCAGTTAGTCACGATCGGAAACACGACCCTTGTGCCTGGAAGGTCATACGGGGCGACCTATGTTTTTGAGAATCCAATGTTTGCGGCTGGGGGCTATCAAGGGACACTCCAGATCGTTGGCTCACTGCTGCCCAATGTCTTCGGCACTTATTGGTACGCCACGATGACGCTCCCTGTCGGCTTCCAAAACATTTCGTATCAGTGCCGAGATTGGCGTTGGAATACTGCCAGCAATGTGTTTCCGTTTCTGATTGGAACGACATCTACTTGCGGTACTTTTCTGGGCGGCTCGGCCAACGAAACACTCGGCCCCGTGAGTGGCACGAACAATGTCTTCCAAGTCACACATCCCCCTGCAACGGCCTCGACGCAATCGCCGAACGGCACGTTTTACTTGAGTTTCAATCCTAACGTCCCGCCCGGCACGCATCCTTTTACCTATGATTCGTCGGGCAACTTTTCTTTTCTTACCGGCGTAGGGGGCGACACGGGAACGGGACACTTCAACTTCACCACGGGTGTCATAACCTTGACCTACGGCCCTCATGGACTGACCGACCCCGGAACGGGGCAGGTCGGATCGCCATCGTTGCAAATCATTTACAACGGAACTTCAGACTATCCTCCGTCGATCACGGTCAATTCTTCAACGGACTCCATTAGTTGCGGTTGCCTGGAGAATGGCAATTGGTGTGGAGCTTTCGGAATGCGGGTGAATAATGCCATCTTCGATGCTGATACCGGTTACAAGCTCCTGCCGCACGGAGACAGTTCGATTGTCTTCACATTCCTGAGCGGCATTGCAGGACTGGGGACATCTTCCTGCCAGTGCGCTTGGGAAAACGGTTATTGCGTATGGTTCGGGTATCCGTTTGGGTTGGTTGTCGGAGGATCAGCCAAGTTGTCCCTTCCGACTCAGCCGTACTCCCTCGTGATGTTGATGTCACACGGGGACGGCTCGGCCACCCTCAGCATCGGGCTCGCTGGTCCAATCCTTCAGGCGAACGATGGAAAGTATTACCAGTATCTCGATGGCCTTGGCGCACCATACACAGGACAACCCCAGTCCTATAACGATGGCTCAGGCCAATACCTCGGAAACTGGACTTGCACATTTCAGGAATCCGTGAGTTTCGACATCACCCACCTCGATTGTACGTGTCGGTATATCGAAGTCGGAGGGGGAAGTGGCATAACGCTCATCCCTTTGAGAAACGGATAAGGAGGAGAATGAACTCGAAACTGTGTGACTTTGTCGAAGTCGATTTAGAGACTCGGGAGCTTAGTCCTAGGTCCGGTATTTGGCGCTGTCCTGCCTGTGGCCTCGTCATTCGCAACGAGACGAAGCCCATCGCTCGATGCGGCCCAGCAGTCATGCTTGTAAGGCAGAAGCGCCGGGAGATGATCCAAAGAACGCAGAAGCCATGTAACTGCGGTTCCTTCAACGGGGCTTCTTCGGAGTCTTTGTCTTCTTCCGGGACGACCTCTTCCGAGTCTTTTTAGGAGGCTCTTTAGGAGACTCTTTGGCAGGCACTTTAGCAGCCCGCCTGCCTGCACGAAGTTTCTCGTATTGAGCAGCGAGACGCTCAATAGTGAGGAGGATTAGCAGCGTCGTTTGCAAGGGCTGATCGAACCCTTGACTAGCAATAGCGGCGAGTAAAAGCATCCTGTCGCCCTCTGTCATCTACTCTTACAAAAGCGAACGTGCCTTATGGGTTAAGGACTTACGATCGCTGAGAGGATCTGGTTTCTAGGTTGTCGAGTTTGCGAGTCAGTCGTAACAACAAAAACAATTATCGGATATTTCAAAAATCAGACAACTTTTTTCCAAAAGACGACCGAAGGTGTTAATTGCTGAGGGGTTGCGTTATCGCTCAAGGTCGAAGCCTTGTTACGAACCGTCCTGAACTCGAACATGACGATCACGATTGCCTTGCCTTTGACAGACATTTTTCTGCGGAGTCCCATCAACGGGGCTTCTTCGGAGTCTTCTTAGTCGCTCGCCTGCGTGTTCTCCTTGACTTTTTGCCTCCACGAAGTTTTGCGAGTTGAGCAACGAGCCGCTCAAGAGCGAGGAGGATCAGCAGCGTCGTTTGCAATGGCTGATTGAGTGCCTGACCAGCGATATCGGCGAGCAAATGCATCCCGTTACCCCCTAGCAGTACAATCTCCGCAGACAAAGCGAACCCGCCTTGCGCTGCAAGGACTTACGACCGCTGAGATAAATCAGTCGGATTGTCCGAGTTGAATTTCGTCGGCCAGAGGGATCGTATCGGAAGGTGCCAAACGTCCCAAGAGGCGCTGTGAGCGGCAATAGGCTAATGACGCCGCCAAACATCGTCAAGAATTGGGCTCGGGGGCCGCTCGGCCGGGCAAATGGTGTAGCCGAAAGTGGCGGTCACTCCGACATCCTCGATGTTGGACTTAGACACCTCTCAAGGTGCCGAAATCGTGATCGTCATGTTCGAGTTGAGGGTGTAGGTCACGACAGGGACATCAGGATGGCGCACGATGGTCACGTCCCAACCGATGGGCGTTCCCGGATTTTGGGCAGCATCGAGGGGAACGACCTGGAAGTCGTAGGTCGTTTCGTCGTCGAGCCACGCTGTTTGGAACAGCGAGTTCCCTTTGCCCTGCTCGGGTTGAGTCCTCAATGTGGTCCAGGTCAAACCGACGAGTTGCTGGATTTGGTACTGCTGAGCGTTGGCGATTTGCCGCCAGTTGAGGGTCGTGATTCCTGGGGCTGCGTAATGCGGTATCCCATGATCGATGACCTCGATGAAGGGTGAAGCTCCTGCAGGAATCGTAATCCGCACCTCACCGGCTCCGGTCGAGGAGACGAAGGGAGCGCCCACTTGCTGGCCAGCGACATAGACCGTGAATGTGATCGGAGGCACTCGTTGAGATCGGTACTGGATTCGGTAACGGAGAGCATCGATTTGATCGATGGCCGTAATGACGACCTGAGTGTCGTTCGTCTGAGCGAACCCGCCGCATTCGATGCCTCCTGAACCGACTTCCGTATAAACGCTCATTAGAGAGCCCTGACCTTCCAGTTACTCATGACCATCCATTCAAGGCCCACTGACGTGAAAACGAGCTTCGGGATTTCGGGGACGTTTACGTCCTCGATGAAGTAGTTGGTGAATGTGCCAAGGTTCCCGATGACGATCGTCTGAGTCGAGTTGATGATGTTTGCGTATGCTCCCGGAGCCGCAGCAGCCGCAGCATTCGAGGCGAAGATCGACATTCCGAGGAGAACAAACGTCTGACCTTTGGCTGGGTAAATCCTCCACGCTGAACCCTGAACCCCCTCACGGGAAATGTCCTTGTTCCTGGGTTTCGAGACCCCGATCTCGCCCTGGAGGTAAACGAATACAAATGTGCCAATTGAGTCCGCCAAAAATCCTCCTTAGTTGTTGAGCCCGTTCTTCGCCCGGTACTTCACCTGTTTGAGTTGATCACGGGCGACAGAGAGATGGTCGCTCGTAATCTGCTTCTGCTCTTCCATAGTTTTGATCATTTTCTTCTCAGCGTCCGAGTAATTCTCCGTGTGACCGGGCTGCGCCAAAGTCTTCTCCCGGTAATTGACCAACTTTTCTTTTTGCTGAGTGAGTTGGACTTCCAGTTGTGCGATCCGCTGCTCCAGCGGCGAAGGCTGGAAGGCGTCAGGAATCTGCTCCCGATACAGATTGGGGACGCTAATCGACGGCGAGCCGTAACGTCCACCACCTGTGCGAGTCCGATCTTGTTCCGCCTCGCTGTATTTTTGGAGTGCGCCACTGAGCACTGGGGCAAGGCCAGCACCCATTTTGATGCTTCGCCGAAACACATTCTGAAGGTCTCCTCCACCTGCTGCGATCGTCCGATACGGGAGTTGCTTGGCCCAGATGGCTGTCTCCCACGATCCTTGCTCCCTCATCACGTCGGACATGTATCCGAGCAACGCCTGATTACGAGTCTCCAAATCCTTCTGGTGAAGCTTTGTGACCTCATCGTCCAGCTTGGCAGCTTCTCCTCGACGGAACGTCCCGGTGTGTGCAATCGCCTGGGCTTGCTCGATGCGTTCGGTATCGCCCATGTGGCGCATCATGTCCTGAGCTTCCGTTTGATGCTGAAGAATTGCTCGCCCGATGATCGACCCTCCTTGCCGAGTCGGAAACAACTGCGTCAGTTTTAGTTCCCTCTGTTGTGGGGTGAGTTGGCTCAAACCCTGTTGGAGCGACGAGAAGGCCCCGATGACGCTGCCTCTCTCCAGTTCCTCATTGAACACCTGGGACATGTTCTCCCCCATTGCTTCCTGACCTTTTTCACTCTGCAGGTGAGTGATGATTCGTCGGAGCCCGTCCATCGCCTTTCCCTTGCCGATGTGGGGAGCCAAAGCATAGACCTCGCTCATCATTTCTTCGGGGTTGAGTCCAAGAGCTTCTGCCGTGCCCTGAACACTCTCCTGCATCGCCAGATAATCACTGCCCTTGTTGAGGCGAAGTCGGCCAGCGATGTTCGTCGCTGGAATGACTGTCCGGCTCATGGCCGCTCGATCGATCTCATCACTGCGATAACCACGCTGTTGAAGTTGGCGCACCATCGCAATGGCGAAGTCGGGCAACTGATCATCGGTCATTCCCGGAATGGCCCGACCTCCCTCAATCACCTGCTGCATGACCCTGGCGATGTTCTTCTCCTCGATCCCTTGGGACATGAGCGCTGAATAGAGTTCGGTGGGCTGAGCCAGTGACCCGAATTTGTATTGCTTGGCGATGGGCTCGATGACCGTCCGCTGGAGCTTGTTGAACTCAGGGTCTTTCATCAGGGCTTGAACCTGGAGCTTCCGAGCGACCTGATCGTATTCGACCTGAGTTTTCGCAACCTCCTTGTTCCAACGCTCCTGGGCCTCGATGATTTGGTTGATGTAACTGACGATTTGATTACCAGCGAAGATCCCGATCACGGCCTGAAAGCCCTTCTTGGCCTCGTGGAAGGAAGTCGCCAAGCTCTCGTTCTTGGTCTTCAATTCATCGAGTTGTTGTTTCAACCGGTCGTTTTCCTCGACGAGTTTCTGAGTCGCCACGTTGTTGGCGATGAGTTGCTCAGTCACGAGCCGGATTGCTGCGGCAGCCGCCCTCATGCCCTCGATAGTCTGGCGACTCATCCGCTGGTTGCCTTCGGTCATTTGGTCGTAGGCTTGGACCACGCCCGATGCGTCCGCATCGAACGTCATTGTCATGTTGCTCTCATTGGCCATGAGGATATTTATCCTCCGGGAGCACTAACTACAGGCATGAGCGCATTTCTTTATTACTTTCCAAAGCTCAGGACATTGGGGAACGTCGAACAAATCCCGCCTGAGTGCAAACTGGGGAACGTCCTCGACGATGCGACCTTCTCCCCTCTTCACGTCGGCAAAGGGCCAGATGATGGGCCTGGAACGGTGGCCGTAGTCGATCCGGCACCGGGAACCGGAGGGCGACAGGCTCAGGTCATCTTCGACCCGAGCAAACAGACCTGGAAATCGATCGAGAACGAGGACGACGTGACCACGCATTGGATCGGCTGGGAGACTGAGAATCCGCCCAAACCATACGACCTTCAGCGTCCTCAAGTGACGGAGGGATTACCGCTCAATCTCAATGGCCAGCCTTACGTCATCCCCCTCGCCACTCTGCCGGGGACTCAACTCACGTCGTTGCCCACCGAATTGGTTTGGAAGCGTGGCGGGGTTGCGGAGGAGCTTGGCGATCGCTGGAGCGCCCTCTGTGCCAAGTGCCATAAGCAATGGAATTGGATGAGAAAGAAGGAAGGGTTCGAGGACTTGGACCTGACCGATCTCGTGATGGAGAAGTACGAACAGTTCTACGTGGCCTGCGATCTTCTCAACGTGAATTATCGAGTGAGCGGTCCCGAAGCCTGTGCGCTGAAGCTCCTCAATGGGACAAGCATCCTGTACGTGATTCGGTACGCCCTGGGCTTTCCCTTCTTTGAGGCAGAGGAGAACTTCCGCAAAAAACAAGTCGTGGCGGGCAATGGCCCGCCCACACTATCCGCTACGTGAATCATCGGATGTGGCGGGAAGGTCTGCTGAAGAATTATCGGCCGTGCTTTGTGGATCAACTGTGGTTTGAGCAAGATTTAGCTCTGCATGGATTTCATCGAGGAGCGCCCTGATCTCCTCTCCCAGTTGCTCAATGAAGTCATCTGTTTGGATTTCGTCCAGCAGTTCGGACGCTGCTTGTTGAAGAGCGTCGATGTCTTTGTCTTCTACCATGTAAACTCCTGCGATCGGATGGATTTGATCTTTTCGAGTTCGGCGATGATGTAACCGAAGCAGAACTTGTGCATCGCACGGAACTCATCCGGCGTGTACCGGACCAATTCTCCAGCATGTTCGGTCGTAACCGGGTGCGGGACTTTGACCGGAACCGATACGGTCTGCTTATTCGTGGTCGATCTCGCTTTGATGTTGAAGGCACTCGTCGGTTTGAACAGAAGGTCTCTCATCGTCATCCCAGACCAGACCCACGGACGAACTGGCTTTGGTGCGGGAACCCAACTCCCTCTCATGCGCCCGATCCAAGGTCGAACTCGCTTGGCCCTGTTCTTGATGATGGCGTACACCTTAGAGACCAATCGATACCCGTACTTTTGGACTGCGGACTTATCGAAGTGATCAGGCAGGTACTCCTCGATCCACATCTCGCCCGTTTTGTAAAGCCCCTCCCTCATGATCGTGTTCATGAGGCGCTTCTTGATGTCGGGCGGATTAGTCTCCTCGATCTTCAGTCGTAGGCCGAACAGGGGGTTCTTGGTTTTTGGGACTCGCCCACCACCCGAACTCTTCTTGGGCATACGTGGCCCTCGTGGCGCACGTCGCCTGTTGTCCAGGGCATCGGCTTGATCAAGGGCTCTTTCTTCTCCCGATGTCGGCATCACTCACCCGGTTATGTGATCGCTGCTACGGAGATTGCCAGCACGGGAGAGCTTCCCACCACCGGGCAGATGTGAAGGCGGATCTCGCTGCTGTCGGGCTGAAGATTGACCTGTTCTGGCCAAATCATTCCCTGCGAAGCAGACCCGGCAAATTTGATGTGGGCCGCTGTAGCAGCCGCAACACGGGTCGCATTGGGAGCGATGGCTTGGTAGTAGGCCGCAAACGTGGATGAAGTCAGCGCCGTTCCAAGTCCCGTGTACGTCCCGTAGAGCGAGGTGTCGTAACAGCCAATCGTCAGTCGTGGCTTGAACTCAGAGGCGTAGGTCATCGTCGAGAAGAGCACCCCGTTCGAGGACTTCCGCTCCACCTTCCAGTTGGCCGAATAGTCCATGCTGTTCGTCGAGGCGATCGTCGTCCCATTTACTTCGGCTTGGCCGAGTGTGTACATCTGGCCCAGCACCGGGATCGAGGGCAAGTCCTGAGCATCGGTGAAAGTGATCGGGTTCGTCGTCCCGTCCGTGGATTCACAGTAAATGGTGATTTGGGCCGTCGCTGGACTTCCCTGTCGGGCATTCGAGGACGTGAAGATCGCCAGCCCTTGAGCGATGACATTCTGTTCGCCCACTTGTGCGTTGCTGTTTCCAGCATCGACGACGATTGTCCCGTCTTCTTGAGCTTGAACTCCCCACACGACAACTGACGTGCAGGTTTGGGTTGAACCAAACGGAAGAGGAGCGGCAGCAAGTCCGTTTTTCACCATCGTCCCCATGTCGTAAATCGTCGCTGTGACCGTTGGCTCAGCAGTCAGGATTCCGACGAACGAGGGAGTGATTTGCCCCGCAGCAGTCCCTTCGACCTCTTTGAGTCCGGGGTTGATGACGATGTTCGTGGCTCCGACGATTGGCCCTTGACCAGAACCAGAGAGACCCACGAATTGGATCATCCCAGTTTTGTAAACTTTGAAACTCATGCTGCTCCCGTAAGCGAAAAATGCCTACGGTATGTAGGGGCGCAGCACGCAGATTTAGGCGGGACCGAAGGAGACGAGGAACGAGAGATTGTAGAACCTCGTCGGGTCGTTTACCTGACTTTGCCACGGTCGTTGAAATGGTCTGATCGATCGCCTTAACAGCATCCCGCCGATGCCTTGGCCGTTGAGTTCTGTGACCACGGACTCGACTCGTCCACAGAATTGGTTGTAGGCCGATGTCGGATCAGCACAGCAAGGATGAATTTTGTCCTCGAACCACATCACAAGAGTGCCTCTGGTAAACGGCCCCGTGTCGATCCTCGTCTCCATCGATTCTTCGGTCATGCTGATCACAACCAGAGGTCGAGGAAAATCGTCAGTGACGTTGGGGTCGTTCGTCGCACCGATGACGTGGACGTTGGTCATGTACTGGGATAAGGCCCAGTTCTGCCAATTGACGCAGTTGAGAACGTCCTGTCTCATCGCAGCAGGAGGCCCAGTCAAAATGCCCATCGAGGGGCCGCAGGTGTAGGTGCAGATGCCCCAGCCTCCAAACGACGGCCCGCCTGTCGCCAAATACGTCATGACTTCCTTCTGAATTCGCCGATTTCGTAGGTCTGTTTCGAGATCACTTCCAGGGTTTGAAGCCCGTCGAGAATCGTCTTAGGGCTCTGGTTGAGCTTCCAGGAAAGTCCCCCGAACTCGAACGTGTCGCCTTGCTGAAATGGCCCATCACAATGATCGAGTGTGAGTGACGCCATTTTGTGATAGCGATTGCGATCGCCTTCGTCGGTGAGGAGTCCGGTCTCGCTGATGTCCCAGATGCCACAGATGGTGCGGGGCTGATCGGGATAACCGGGGGCGTGCGCAGGCGTGTAAGTGAGACATTGACCCCAGTCGGTGAAGTACACGTTGCGGGCTTCGGACTGGATCATGTTGAGGAATCGGTTCATGTCTTATTTAGAGGTTGTGCAATGAAAAGAGCCGCTCGAAAGCGGCCCCTTTTCCCGTCCTCCGGTGGGGACCAGAGGCTCATCAACGATTACTGCATGTGTCCATTGATACAAATCACGTCGAGATCGGCAGTCGTAGTCGAGGTGCCATTGAGCTTTCCGTGATGCACATACGGTTGGAACGAGTTGCCCAACTGGTTCGAGAGGGTGAACGTGGTTCCGGTGCAGACGGGATCGATGACACCGTAGTTCGACGAGTTCGAGGCGTAAAACTTGACGTTCGTCGGCGAATCGAAATTCACACAGAACACCTGGGGGATGCCAGACTGGAGCGTGATGCCCGTGGCAACCTGACCAGAGTCAGTTGCGCCGTCGTAGCAGCGGGCGTAAACCGTGCTGCCCACGACCTCGAATCCAACACGAGCCACACCGGTGGGGAAACCACTCGACAAAGTAGCTGAGTAGTTGCCACCCATTCCGACGAAGAGCGTGTAGTTTGTGGCGTCTGGGTTGGTCACCGTCGCCTTCACAACGAAGCTTTCGAGGTTACCCTCGTTTGCCGTGCCGCCAATGCCGAAGCCTTTGACATCGCCGTGGGTCAATGTGATCCATTGAGCGGCAGACGTTGAGGCAAGAGCCATGCGAAGCGCCCCGCTGTCGGCTCCGTCAAGAGTCGTTGCGGTTGGAGAGCCAGCCCCTCCAGTTGTGGCCTTCCAGCCTGTTCCTTGCTCTGGTGTCGAGTTGATGGTTCGATTTCCGAGCCAGTGCTCTCGGTATTTGTAAGGGCCGGTGAGGGCCGTGTAATTTGCCATTTTCTTTTGCTCCTATGAGTGCCAGTTGGCCGATCGCCCACTGAGTAAAAAGGTGTTTTTGTTATGTGCCCGTGTACTTGACGTTGCTGCGCCAATCGACGAGACCCACCGCTCCGGCCTGAGCAACCTGATAGATGTAGCTCTTGTTGGGCTGGTAAACGAAGGAATCGATGATGGGGGTAGCCTGCCCTTCGTGCCATGCGTAACCGGCACAAGCCATGATTGGCTCGGCCATCATGTAGAATGCAGTCAGGCTGTTTGCATCCAGTTCTGGCTCAACCAACGTGCGGAGACTTCCCTTGAAGGTCTGAAGTCCCTGGAACACGTTCGGAATCGGCGAGGACGGGCTCTGGACAGTAATGTCGCCTTGAGTTTCCAGAGTGGTGGGAACCACGACGAAGCTTGGCGTGAGACGAATCAACGACCCATCCATGCCCCTCTGTGAACGCATGAGGCTCCGCATCTTGCTCAAGTTCCAAACGCTCGTCCCATAAACTTGCGAATTGCTGTTGTACGGGTCGGTCTGGTTCGAGCATGTGTTGTTGTGGCTGGCGTCAAACAGGGCCTTGTTGTCTTCCTGGACAACTTGATTGCCAGTAATACAAGCCCAGAAGTTCTGGTTGAAGGTTCGTTTTGCGGCCCATGCCAAGGAGGCTGGGATCGTCGCAACGAAATCGAGGCGATCAGCGAGGATCGAACCGTAATCGATGACGATGTTGTCACCGTAATTCACGGCCTTCCACGTGCTGGGCGCATCGTAGAGTTTCTTCTGCTTCGGATCTTCACCCGCTGGCCATGCATCAAGCGAGTTAATGTTCGAGAGCCGTTGAACGTGAACGTCGAACATTCCGATGAAGGTGCCGACGTATCGGCCAACGATGTCGAATGTGGTGTCCGCTGCCTTGTACTGAATCGCCAGCGTCAAGTTGACCGCATCCTGGAAGATGGAGGGCAACGAACCGGGAGTTACAGTTGGCAGTCCAAAACCGTCACGTTGTCCGAAGAAAGATCGCTCAAGGATTTCGTTACCCGAGAGATCACGGCAAGAAATGCCCTGGCTCTCGAACAGCATCCGAGCGATGTCCCGATAACCCCAACGGGCGTACTTCTCGAAATCGCCTTTCGGCATTTCCTTGTCATAGACTTCGGTCCTGGTTTCAGGGGTCGCATTGGCCCGAAGCATGTTGAGCGAGCGGTACTTGATCAAATCCTTGACGAAGTTCCTGCTCTTGACTCTCTCGTCATCTCCGACAACGACGTGCTCAGGCTTCTTTTGAGCCTTCGCCATCCGGTTAACGATCTCTTCGCAGGCACGACCGTAGTCGCTGCCCGATGCCTCGCAAATCTCATCAACGTCTAGCGCCAAACCAGCAGCGTCGATTTGCTTACGGACTCGGCTCCGAAATGTCTGGTACTCTTTGACCGCTCGTTCTGCGACTGCCTTTTCATCGAGGGCAGGTGTTTCAGTTTTGGTTTCTTGATCCATGTTTCTCCTGGGAGTGTCGATCTTTTGCTCGGAACCGTTCCGGGCCTTCAAGGTATGTAGGAACTCTGCTCTGATTTTTGCGTCATCGTCGGCAGGAATTGCGACGAGGGACGCCTCCTTGAGCCTCCATTTCGTGGTGACGACTGCTGGACCCGAGACCGTCAGCGAGCGCTTGATGCGCTTCCGGGTGCCGCCCTCGCCCTGAGTGGGCCTTGGCGGGGCCTTCCGGTCGTTCCCCTTTCGGTCCTCTTCGTCATCGTCTCGATCTTCCTTGTCGCAACGATCCTCACATTCACAGTCCTCTTCGTCCTCGCAATCACATTCCTCATCGTCGGCGGAACGAAGAACGGACTCATCCTGTGGCTTGTTTTCTTCTGGGTAGGGGGCGTCCTCTTCCCACTCGTATGTCCGGGTCTGGCCCTTCTCGACCATCTCGGACTCGTCGGCGAAGTAACCGGCGCTCAAGCGATCGACGAAGCCCTTCTCCACCTTCCTGACCGCATCGACCTCGCCCTCGTCCATTTCGAGATCGCCAACCGCTTGGCCATTCTCAACACGGATGTCGTGGAGACGGCCCTTGATGTTGTCGATCGAATCGTCGTTGTGGCTGTCGAGGACTTTGACGCTGCGATCTTCGTTGAGTTGAAGACCGCTCATCAGAAGGATTTCTGGGAGGAGATTGCCCCGTCCGTCCGGGATCATCGGGACCGGGGCTTGTGTGGCAATGACCGCCTTACGGGTCTTGCGATCGATCTTGAACGTGCGAGTTAGAAATTGGGACGCCATACGGTATCTAGGGACCGTGCCGCCAATTTCTCTTAGGTCAGCGTGTCCAATTCCTCATCATCGAGGCTGGCCTTTTCATCGATTCTCACGTTGAAGGGGACGCTGAACATCTTGAGCAGAAGCTCCTCTGGATAGCCGAGTTCATCCTTGGCGTAGTTGTAGAGTTCGAGGTTCTTCCGCATGTTGTCCCGTGCGTTCGAGCCCCAACGAATTGCCTCGTCTGAGAAGTTCGAGAGGTTCGAGGCGGCACGATCGACCGACGCCTTAACATCCACAGCAGGGTTGATGCTCAGGTATTGCGCCTGGGGCCAATCGGCCACGAAGAGCTTGTGTTTCTTCGCATCGACAATGTCGTACTGGGGGAAGTACCCCTCGATGAGCGCCTGCTTGATCAGTCTCTTGTAAACCTCTGCCGCCACATGAGAGACGAAGAAATTCTCATGCGCCTGTCGCCTGGGGAACGTCTCGATCCCACAGGAAGCTTCGGACGAATAGGTCGTTCCGATGTAATTGCCCGTAAGACCCGTGGGCTTGATTGGGTAACTGACAGCGATCCCCCGCAACAGGGACTCGACGAGGAGGTTGGTCTGCTCATGACCGGCGTGCATCTCCGGTCCTTCGACTGACTCACCGGGGCGAAGCACAGGGGCCATTCCTGGCTTGCTGAAGATTCTTCGGAACTCGTCGAGGTAGTTGCCGTCCTCATCCCTGTCGGGGCCTGGGGCCTGAAAGCCCGTCATCGGCAAGGTTTTGATGACCACGCTGAAGCACGCTTGGATTGTGCTGGCGACTACGGCGTTGAATTGGAGGTCTCCGATTTGGTTGAGCATGTCGATGCAGCTTGCCAAATGGGACACGCCTCGATACTGCGATGGAGACTCATGAAAGAACGCATGAGTGAAGTCCTTGATTGGGTAAGGCACGCTGTCCCAATCGCCGATCCACAACCAGTGAAATGGGTCACCCTTCCTCAACCAGAGGTAAGTCGGTCTCCCGTAGCGATCGACCTGCACTCCTTGGAAAATGCGGTCATCGCCTTCGTTCATGTCCGAGAATGTGTTCTTGAGGTTGTCCACCTCCTCGCTCTTTTTGAGTTGCAACTGATACCCGACTGGAAGATCGAGTTCGTTACGTTCGGGGATGGTCCAGAGGTTATGGAAGAGGACGATCTCACCTGTGGTGAAAATCTCCCTTGCCGACATTTGGAACGCTTCGTTGATGTTGTTCCCGCCGTGAATGAGGCAGCAGGTGCTCCAGTCCTCCCACAACTGCTTCGCCATTGCGTTGAATTCGGTATCGGGCTCACCGTTATCGAGGATGGCGATCGGGTCCGGGGCGAGGTTCGGCGGGGCCATTCGAGCAACAACCAAATCACGGATTGCCCGTGCATAGGAGTTGTTGCGCATCAACGCTCTGGACTTTGCCCGGAGTGCGATGTTCTCGAACGATGGTGAGTCCGGGAACGGCCCCTCGATGAAGCTCTGCTGTTCGGTTCCTGGGCGGCGCTGGGCCGACTCGTATAGAGACCGGAGTCGGCGCTGCTCTTCTTGAGCAACCCGCATGTACCTCGACCACGTTTGATTCCGCTCTTCCTGTCCTGCTTGGACCGAATCCAGTGCGGTCTTTACGAGGTCTGTGGTTTCCTTCTCGATGCGAGCGATCGCAGCAGACTTCTTGGTCCTGTCTGCTTTCTTAGAGGTTCGCTTCGCTTTAGGCTTTGGGGATGTGGTTTTCTTTGGCACGTCCTTATGTAGTGACGTGCCTCCTCATTTAGCCCCGTAGGAATGTCATCCGGTAAATCGCCGATGGACTGATGGCGTACTTCGCAAGCTCAAGGAAGTAGAGGTGAATTTCCTTCAACTCGGACAGGAGCGCCCGTCTGTTCCTGTTCCCTTGGACATCGTGCTCCTGGGAATAAGCGACACGACCAATGGCTGCCTCGATCAGTTTCACTTTTTGGGCGAAACCGGCGTTCATGAACTCCTCGCCGACTTCTTCCTGACACTCTGGGCTCATCTTTTCCTCATCGCCAAATCGGCATACGTCACACGGGGCTCCAACCACATCAAGTGGCAACCCGGACACCCGAACTCAACCCACGAAGCACCCTCTCGCATCCGCAATACGATCTGCTTCGGGTTGCACACGGGGCACACCTTCTCATTGACCGGTGCTTCCGTTTCGCCTATTTCCGGCATGGCCACTACAGCGGGAGCCTTTGATTCGTGCTTCTTCATGCACGTATTTAGTGTTGGTGCATGAAAAATGTGCCGAGGAATCACGGATCGCCAAGCCTGACTTCTGGATGATTGCTGGCCGTAGTGTTGGGATCGCCGTAATGGTAAGATGCAGTGCGTTTCAAACCCACGAAACAGCGACACGGGATTCAAGTACCATGATGAATGAGCAGGAGCGAGATGAGGCTGTAAAAGAGGCGCTGCGAGACGCTCTCGCAAACAACAAGAACTTTCGGAGGGCGATCGTTGAGAAGGAAGTTGATGCCGCCGTCAAGCGATGGGGCACCGTCTTTGGAATTGCGAACTTTGCAGTTATCGGGGCCATCATCGTTGGTGTATTTACCAGCATCAACAGCGTAGCGTCCGTCACAGTTAAGGAGCAGATCGATCGCAATACAAAACTGCTCGATGGCCCCATACAGGCGATGATGAGTGGCTCAATGAATCAAGTCGTCAAGATGCAGACCACAATGAAGAACATGGAGGATCAGTTGGCAGTAGCAAATGCCAACTTAGCCAGGGCACGACAGTCGGCTGAGGCGGCACAACGTTCAGCGGAGGAGGCGCAAAAAACTGCCGAGACTGTGAACGTCGTTGCGAAGAAAGCGGCAACTTTGACACCCGACGAATGGAACAAGTTGAAACAGTTCATTGACTATCTGGCCGAGCACAAAGAACCGGCAGAAATGGGAAAGACTGTGGCGGTGCTGCAACAAAAGATGGGGACACTTGAGAGGGTAATAAAAATCGATGGAGCGAACGTCCTCATCGAAGGCTCCATCCGACTCCAGGGGCCAAGAGACTGTTACTGTATAATCGATGACAAGGTTGGTGTACGGCTGAAGGGGCAAGGTGAACGGTATATCGACGTGAATAACGATGGCATCATGTTAAAAGACGGCGACAATTACTATCTTTCAGTCGGCCCCAACAACAATTCCTTCAAGGGCGGACTGGTCACCTATGGCCCGCTAACGTTATTTGGGTTATTCGATAAGCGAGAACCAGCTAGGTGAGAGCTAGTATCTAGTGGCAAACTGTCGGTATTTCGCCAAGCGGTCTCCCGGAGTCAGCAAGGGGCGCTTGAACCCTTTGGGCTTCTGTTCCTCCTCCTCTCGGGGTTTGATCGGGATCATCGCCGGGGCGTAGCGCAATCCGAAGGCTTGAATCATGCCTTCCACGTAACAACAACAATCGAAGTAGTGCTGTGCGCCGACTCGCTTCCACTTCCGTTTGCCGAATCCGTAGCCGTCCTCAGTGACCACAATCCGTACCTCGCCCGCCAACTGAGCGACGAAATCGCCCAACTGCCCGTCATCCGAGAACAAGTTCCAGCGATCCTTCATGTCGATCTTCCCGTCGAAGATGTCCTTGATGATGTCGGCTTGTAGCAGGAGGTGGCCGCTCTGCTTGTTGAACTGATACGAGGCGTGAATCTTGGTGGACCCGATGATGGGCCACCATTGATTGATGCGGCAGAACTCCTTGGTTTCCGGGGTGTCGAAGTTACAGTCCAGCCCTTTGAGGGTGACTGCGTAACCATCGAAGAGGCGCTGGCTGACTTCCTGCAGATGTTCGAGGGTATCGCTTGTCCCGTGGTCGAGGATGAAGGTCGCTCCTCCGTTGTTTCCCTTCTTGTTTGCTGCTTCGATGGCAGCAACGACCCAGTGAATTTGCTTCTTGCCGTAGTCGGCAGCGAGGACGATATGGCCGGGGATGCACGGCACCCGCCCTCGATCGTATTTGCGACAGCAAGCGAAGATGCGGTTCGATACCGCCTGTCCGACTGGAAACGTCCAGGGGGCTGCCATCGAACCAGTGCGCCACTCTCTGAGGGCCAGAGGATGACCTTCAGCCTCCAGGAACTCACGGGCGACAGCGTGCCATTTTTGAAATGGACTGTAGAGTGCGTTCAACTGAAACGAGCGGTGCTTCGTCCTCTCAGGATGCTCAGCAATCCAGCGCCCGCTCTCCAACATTTGGGGCTTGTGTTTCTCGTCGATGTGCTCTGAGCAGTAAGGGCACTTGTAGTACGTGACTTCCGGGAGCTTGTCCAAGTCCCACTCGTCACCCTCCTTGGCCCCGCCAAATTTGAGATGCTGCCACTCAAGGGTCTGCTCCTCGTCGCAAAACGGGCACCGAATATGAAACCGCTCGCAAGAACCACTTTTGTAGGACTTCCACGTTCGGCCCTCTTCCATATCGGGCGTCGAGGCTTCGTAAATCTTGGCACCGGGGAAGGCTTTGATTCTCTGCAGGAATGAGGCGTAAACCGGCGTCGGCATATCCTCGATCTCATCGAGCATGAGCAGCCCGACGCTCCGGTGCTTCGCACTCCGCTTGGACTGGCCTCCTTGAAGAATCCATGTGCAGTTGCGGAATCGCTTCTTGAGGGTCGTATCGTCGGACTTCGTGTCCAGGAGGATCGAGCGGAGTGCCTCGCATCCCTGGAGAACCGGGTCGAGCTTCTCCTGGGAGAACTCTTCGGCGAGTTCCTTGGTGGAAATGGCGAAGAGGATCGGCGTAGGCCGACACTTGACGCTGTAGGCCCCGATACACGTGAGGGCGAGGGACTTGCCGATTTGGCTGGAGAAGCAGAGGGTGACACGATCGACGGGTTGCGTGACGGTGCGGACGATCTCAGCGAGGTACGGGGTGAATGAGAATTGGATTAGACCCTGCTTGGCGCTGGACCTCGTGAGGTCGATGTGGCGCTCGCACCAATCAACAGGGTCGTGATGCTCGGGGGGACGGAGAATGTCCCTCCAGGATCGCTCTAGGCCATCGAGGGAGGCGTTACGTTGGTCGAGGGAAATGATCTCATTCAACTGTCCCCCTTGTGGAGCACACGAAGCACGTCCTCTGCGATCTCGTCGAGAAGAGTTTCGGCCTGCTCCTGGGTTAGCCCCACGAGCTTGGCAGCCCAGCGATACTTCACGCTGAGTAGGGCCTTACGGAAGCTCTCAGCCTGGGTGTTGAGCGCCCGCTCCCAGTCTTCAGCCCAGACGAGCCTGCCTTCATTGAGGGCGCTCTCCCACCTCATCGTGCGGACCTGAAGCTCCTTGATTTCGGTCTCGGCAAGGCGCTTCCGTTCGATCAGTTCGAGGTTGTCTTCCGAGCGTTTACGGCGCACCTGGGAGGGTTCAATGTTGTCCTTCTGCCACTTGGCGATCTTGTCGAGGTCAAACGGCTTCCGCTTGAGGTGGGGACAACCCATCACCTTCCAATCACTTACGGTCTGTTTGGAGACCCCGAGTGCAAAGGCGACATCGGACATGGTTTCGAGGAGCTTTGCCATGCGTATATTTACGCAGACAACAGCGATATTCCCGCCCGTTCAGACCGGCGAGTTTGGTTTGCTCGTATGCCTAGCCTTGACTCTTATCTCGCTCCTCTTGCTGCTTTTCGAGTAGTTTCATATCGGCCGTCGTTTTATCCTGGAGGTCTTTCAGAGTGTCGGGATTGATCTTCGGACTCTTCTTTGGGTCAAACAGTTGGAACATCTGTTTGTTGAGATCGTGTTGTAGATTTTCATCTCCAGCTTTGATGGCATCGATTATCTGTGTGCCGAGTTTTACGTATGATCCCTTTAGTTCGCCTGCTTCTTTTTTCGTTTCCTCAGATGCGGAGGGGTCTTTGGCGAGCTTGTCAAGTTCCTTGCTACCTTTTTCGTGGCGATTACCAAGTACTTTAGCTAGCTCTTCTGCTGATTGCTGACGATGAGCCGATTCTTTGGGCGTTCCACCGTCGTGACGGAGGTTGATAACATATCCGACAAAACCCAATATCATCGCAAGCACTGCGACGATGAACAAGGCCCCGATGATAAACTTGATTGTCTCCAGTGCCTCGTTTTTTCGGACCTGCGGGACGAGGTGGCTCACGGCGTAATAGGCTGCTGCAAACAGACCGGCAAAGGCAAGTCCCCCCAGGGCTAATGGCGTTGCGACCCTTGATGCGATGTCAAACAGGTGGTCCAGGGACATTGACCCGCCCTCCCAAAAAAGCAACCGGGAACACGAACCTTTCGCCCGTCAGAATGCCAGGGCACAAAGCGCCAGTCAAGAGCCCTGCGAACTCGTGCAAACCAGCCCTAAACCACAGTCGCCGCATGGGCTTGGTCGGACGTGTTTTGGCAAGCTCAGATGAAAAGTGCTGCCGATGCTTTCGCCGATTTCGGGTTTAGCCTGGGAAGTACCTACCCACCCCGCCTATCTTGACACCTTGCCTACGTTAACATTGCTAGATTTCTCGCAGGCTCTAAGTAGGCGTTTCTAAGTGCTGAGACCTTAGCACAGAACAAACGGCACACGGTTCTGTCCGCTTGGGTGGGCCAACGCTGCCTCTGAGAAATCTTTTCTTTTCTCATAAAAAGACACATGTCTTTTATTGACTGCAGCCGATCGACACCGGTAGAAAGACATATGTCTTTTGTGTCCGGTGCTCAGAACACTTCTCAAAGGATCGGCCAGATGCGAATGCCATCGATCAGCAGAGACAACCAAGCTACGTGCGTTGAATTCGGATTCGTGACTGTGTGGTTCAGCTATGAGACGCCTATAGCGTTCCAATTCGAGGGACAGCCCAGAGTGGTCTCCCAGAACGTATGGAGCAAAACCACAGGCAAACACTTGAGCGCCATCGATGGTGGCAACCATAAGACCCGAGTCGATCACGCCCAATTCCAGAAGCTTTGGGATTTGAGCGTTACCGCCGCCTCCCTGAGCGAATCCCTCCGACACATCAAAAAGGGAGTGGTGGCCTAATGAACTCCATCTGTCACCCCTCCAGTTGCCGTCAAATCAGTTACGAGGCGATTCGATCGGCCATGAACGGCTTACCGTTCGTGATGGATTTAGGCCGGTCGGATTCCGTTGTGGTTGAACCGATCGTGAACCAAGGAATCGACAGTTGCCTGGAGGCTTGCTTCGTTCCCGATCGTGGCGATTCGTTCGACTGGGTTGGCGGGCGTCTCTGCTGTTACGTCTCTGTTGAATCCCTGCCTGTGTTGCTGCGCCGTCTCACTGAGGACGAATCCGATGAGGCGTGGTCACTTGCCGAGTCGATCTTGACTGTCCTTGGGTTCGATGAATACGGCCACTTCGTTGGCCGGGAGGAATAGCCGTGACTGACCTCAATCTTGATGTTGCTTCACCCGAGGAATTGCCCAACGTGCTGCGATTGGCTGCGCAAAAGTTCTGTGAGGCTCACAGCGAATTAGAGGGCGCTTGGCAAGATCCAAACGCTGGCAAGGTGTGGAGTGCGTTCGCACGCATCCTAGAGCGTGCTGCCGCCTCTTGTGACCGTGCGATTGCGAAACACGTCTAAGGGGCCAAACCATGTCCAACGCACGCCGTAAGCGCCGTCTCAGCACGAATCAAGCAAAACGCCAATGGTACGCCCGCTATCGATCCCTGCGATTTAGGAGACGATTCGGCACCGTTGCCAACGCACGGCCAATCTGAGACCCTAAATCGCAAATCGTGTCCGCTCCTGGGAGGCTTCGAGCCTCCCTTTTTTGGATACCGAACATGACCACAAAGAATCGGCACGCAATTACGCTGTACATTCCGGAGGATTGGATTCCAGCCATTGAAAAGGCTAGGGGCGATACAGCCCGAACGGAGTGGATTCTTGAGTCCATGCGGCTCAGGGTAAAGAAGCAAACCGGAATCGTGCTGCCGGAGGCACCGGGCCGAGGACGCCCACGCAACGGCGACGAGGACGTGTAATTGGCGTAATTTTGTCGGGAGGGCCATTGCCCCCAGGTGAGGCACAGGAACCTCCTCGATCATCGAGACTAACGGCCCCAGCTAATCCGCAGAATCGGGTGGGCCGAAGAGCGTTTCGTTGTGCTCCGTTCGAGGTTTTGATACTTGTCCCTAATGTGTCGAGCCCCGGTTGTTCTCAGGAAGGATCAGGGAAATGAGCAGAGCACGTGTCACTGCGCCCGAAGACGCCAGACAAGCGAAACTGACGGTCCTGAATGAAATCGGAGGAGGTCTCCCGATCGAGGAGACGGGAGAGGACAGATGGGATCTCGGTGGGTTCCATGAACTCCATGTTCGGTTCGCAAGTTCCCGAGGCTGGACCGGTTATCCCTTCAACATCAACAGCAACACTCTCATTGCCCAATACGAAGTCTGGATTTGCGGGCATGAATCGGAGTGGTATTTCATTCCGATGGAAGACATCTCGAAACTGTGGCGCTGCGAAGGCGCATATCCCGATCGGAGGAATCCGGGTTGTCAGATTCTCAATATCGATCCGTACAACAACCACAAACTCGGATATGCCACTGGGAAATCCAAGGACTTCACAGAATACTTTTGTGCGACTTTGTAGCCCGCATCGGGTCGATGCCCCTCATTTGTCCTCGATGATGGCGATGATGTCGCTGGCCTCGACTAACAGGAAGTTTTCCTTGCCCTCGACTTCGATGTCCTGGCCACCGTATCGCTTGTAGAGGACGATTTCTCCCTTCTTGAACGGAGGGACGTAGGTCGAGCCATTCTCCAGGATTCGACCGGGACCAACAGCAATGACTTTGCCTTGCTGGGGCTTTTCTTTGGCCGATTCCGGGAGGTAAATCCCGCCCTTGCTCTGCTTTTCTGGTTCATCTGGCTTGACCAGTACAAAATCGTGCGTGGGTTTGATCATGCCCTAAGTGAGTGTCAGCAGTCAACTTTTCGAGCGTGATCCGGCGGCGTTGTCACAGCGCTCAACCGGTGCCAGAATAGGTCGGGTCGAAGCGGGACCACGTTGGCGGCTAATTCGGGGAGAGGTGAAGTGTTGGGGTGGTTATCACTGCTCTGGACGGCATTTACAGGGTGTTTATTCCAGCCGCTCAGCATCCCCTTGTTTTTGGCATTTGGCTGGAGGTCCAGGCTAAATGCATTGGCAGATTGTCCAGGTCCAGACGAACGTACCGACGATCGTACGATTCGCTACCTCATTGTCTTCTGCATTTGGTGGTGTGTGATGTTCGTGTTTTGGGGACTCATCACATTGATATTCTCAATGTCGTTTCAATTTTTCCGGTACATGGTCTTCTTTGGGGCCGTCGGTCAGACGTATGCTGACACACTGCGCCACCCTTCTCAGTTCACGTGGATCCATCGCATGAATATGGTTTCGGTGGTTCCGGTGACGTTGATTGTCGTGGTGATCACATCGTTGATACTCGTCATTACGACCAAGGCATTTTCAGAGTTGACTACAGCGGACTTTGAGTGGATTGCGACAGGATCAGCTTGCCTTTATGAAGTGCTGTTTGTCTTATGGACCGATAAAGTTCAGAATGCGACTGGTGTCAATTTGCGGCTTTTGGAGATGGTGATGAATTACGTGCTCACGTTGCTCGTATTAGGAGCGTCATTTGGCGGCTTCTATTTGTTCGATACAACCAAGGCAGTCATTTGGCTATTGTTTTGGGTTTGGGCATGGCCCGTCATGTTAGTGTTCACCAGACCGGACGCCTTTCCCTTGTTTGGGAAAGGTGAGTTTCTCAAAATCTATCAGATCGGCGTCTCGCAGATTCCCATAGTTGGCAAGCTTCTCGAATCGCTCCTTGCAGGTCTATTTAGGCGTAACGAGGTGTCCCCAAGCGACAAGAAGGAAGGATCGTGAAGCGATAGGATCGCCCGTTTGTGTATCTGCTCGCAACACTTCTCGACCACGCTGGCCCAGTCGTGCATCCGTGGTTGCCTTATCAGAGTGTGTGTGCTGTACCATTTCGTAGTATCGCCCTCGACTCCCCAGCGAAACTCAGGCTTCCAGGACAGCATCAAGAAGCACGGTTTCCCAAGTACGCCTGCCATGTGGGCCGGGGCGCTGTCGGCCGAAACCACGAGATCACATGAGTTGATCACTGTGGCCAAATCGTGGAAGTTCCTGATCTCAGGACTAACGCATGGGAACGGCGGGTGGAGTTGATGCTGGAGATTGACCAGCGTCACTCCGGGAAGCTCACTGAGAGGCTCCAGGAGCGCAGGATTCATACTCCTGAAATCGTCCTCCAAATGTGCAAGCGTGCCCTGCCACGACAACCCCACCTTGAATCCTTCCGGGAGCCCAATCGTGGGCTCGAACTTTAGCAAGGGATCGGGGAAGTCATGGACTTCGCCTAACCAAAGCGGGGCGGACATCGAGGGCAACCAGTAATCGCATTCCTCCATCGCCTTTTCCGCATTTCCCTTGTCGATCACTTGATCAGCGAGTCCGACCTCTCTCATGAAATCGACGAGCATATACTGACTAACGTATGTGATCTCGCACCGCTTGACCTCTTTGATACGTTTCACCCAACGGCAGTACATCAACTCATCGCCGGCCCCACCTTCGCCACAGACCAATAGGCGCTTCCCAGCGAGCTTCGTGTACGGCTTGGCTCTTCTGTCTTTCGGTTTCTTTCCTCGACGATCAGCGAGGAACAGCAGGAGGTCATACGAGGGCTCCCAGCATTCAAAGCGGGCTTCGTGGTGTTGCCACGATTCAGCAAAGCGGCCCTGGCTCTGGAGGAGCCCGAAGTAGTCGTAGCGCATGTGCGGTTGATCGTGGAGCTTGGCCCGCTTGTAAATCTCCTCTGCCTCGTCGAAATTTCTGGTTGCTCTCAAGGCGAGGGCGAGATTGCGTTCTGTGGACTCGGACGGAGGCGATTTGCGGTAGCAGTCGAGAGCGTGGTCGAACTCGCCTTCTGCGTAGGCCCTGTTGCCCTCGTAGAAAAATGAGAGCGGGTTGCGTGTTGTGGCAGCGGGGACGTTGAGGGCACGGGCGAATTTCTTGTTGAGTTCACGGACCTCGTTGTCGAAGACCCAAGCGATCTCTGGGCTGATGTCTTCGCCGAAGACGTAGCGTTGGTTTCGGAGATCGAGCATCGGGGTGTCGGTTTCATCACGGACAGGAAGTCCGAGTTGTTTGGCGAGGTACGCTCGATAATTTGCAGATCCGACGAACTGCTCCAGGTTGATGAAGTCGTCCTGGCTTGCGAGTTCCTTCCAAACCGCAACGACATGAGGATCGATGTTGTGGCTTGGGTCTCGGGCTGCTCTTGTGGCAAACGTGACCATTGGCGAATTGACGAGGACAAGGCGCTGGCCTGGAGGATCGCCAAGGAATTGATCCTGGATTAGCACGATTTGCGTACAGTCGCCTTCGCCCGAGAATTTGTTGAGTTGCTGTCCGCTGACGACACGACCATCCGGGGTGATTCGGGCGTGCAGATACTCGTACTGGTCCAAATGTGCGGTAAGCCAGCGAACGAAAAGCTCAGCGCCGCTTCCTTTGACCGAGAAGAGGTAAAGCTCACGCATTTGCCTCCTCTCCGTTCAGTAACAGGTTAATCGTCGCCTCGATACGGCACGTGACCTCTTTGGGCTCCTGTTCGAGCATCTCTGAAGTCACACGATGGTTGTTCACGCCCTCGATGTGGTGGATGTTCGCTGTCGTGAACTCCAGCAGCTTGCCCACCAAGTCCTCTGCGCTGGACAAGCCGTGCGGTTCGAGGTCGAGGGTGATGACTTTGCCCTTCCAGGGTTCGCCCTCGATTTCCGTAGCGATGAGGATTTTGAGTTCCATTTTGCCTCAGTAGGTAGTTAATCTAGTACGGTTTCGCTCACCATTCCGACAAAGTCGCCCACCAGAACGCCCACGAGCTTAGGGCAACCGACATGAAAAAGCAGTTTCCCGAATACTACCCGCTCAATCTCAACGAGCTTTGGAAGACCTGCCTCTTTTGTTTCGATGCCAGCGTCCTTCAGGACTTGTACCGGTTTTCCGATAAGGCGACCAAACAATTTGTCGAGCACCTTACGTCGCTACAGAGCCAGATCTGGCTCCCGCATCAAGCGGCCTTAGAGTACCAACGGGCTCGAATTGGCATGATCCGCCGAGAAATTGCTCCGTATGACAAGATAAGGGAAGGCTTTCCTGTCATTGAGAAGCATTTTCAAGCGATCATCGAGCATTCCTTCGTAAAGCCTCAGATTCTCGCTCGCTTCAGGCGCATGTCCACGAACCTCTTGAAGGACATTGATGCTGGAAAGAAGGCGCATGAGGAGATGCTGGTCACCGATCCAATCTTCAACAAACTCACCGAGCTATTCGATGGCCGCACCGGAGAGCCTTACTCGCCTGAGAAGCTGGCTGAGATCTTGAAGGAATGGGATGAACGAAAGGACAAGAACATCCCTCCTGGCTACAAGGATCGCAGCAAGGAAGAGGGCGACCCATACGGCGATTTTCTCATCTGGAAGCAAATGTTGGACAAGGCGCAGTCGCACAAGCAAGGGATCATTTTCGTTACTAATGATGCGAAGGAAGATTGGTGGCATAAATGGACGAATGGTCCTCGCTTAGAGTTGCGAATCGAAATGGACAAAGTGGCTTCGTGTCCTTTTCATCTTCTTACGTTTGAGACGTTCTTGGATCACGCTGGCAGAATGGCAGGGACTCCTGTCGCTAAAGACGTTGTTGCGGAACTAGAGGCTGTCGCCAATCAACGAAAGCGAGAGGCTGTTGCCGAATGGCTGAGGGCTCATCCCGACACCTTGGCCGACCGCCAAACAGAAGCCATAGAAATGTTCCACGAGTTCGGATATGCGATGGAGAGCGTCGAGAATTGGTGTGATAAACGGCTAGCAGACACTAATGCCGACACGTTGCTTCTTCCAAACTTGCTCGTTCTAGGCAGACATTTGGACAAGTTGGGCGACAGGTGGAAAAACCGGCTTACCGGAGAGCTTCGCCGAAAGCTCCTGATGATCTCGTCTCAGTGCGAGGCCATTCAGTCCTTGTCCCCGGAAGGGCAAGTCCAAGAGGCAACTGGACTGCGGCCTTTGCCTAGAGATTTCATGCGCACCTTTGCTAACGTTCTCGGCATGTCTGGAGAGGCCACGGTTCACGAGTCTGTCGGCGACTTGGGAATTTCCGCCGAGCGCCCCCTCCAGCAGTACGTTCATCCTATTACGCATCCGATGACGAAGCGTTACGACCGGATGCTTAGGACCGGGGAGTTCTCGCAACTCGCTGCCTTGGTAGAGGACTGGTGCAAGAAGGCAACCGATGAGTCTGTGCCTCGCTCACGATTGCTTTCGCTGTTGGCGACAATCGATCGACGGCTCGAATTGTTCGGCGAGCGATGGGGCGACAGTCTCCCTCAGCACTTGAGCCAACAACTGGGAAGGATGCGAGTCCTCTGTGATTCGATCAGTTCGCTTCCCCAAGATGATTCTTTGGTTGCCCATCTGCACGACGCCGCCGTCATTCTGATGAGATCGATCGAATCCCTCTAGGACACAACGGTCATCGTGCAACACCCTGGGGGATCAGCCTCGGGCCTCAGCAGCATCTTGACCTCGATGTGTATCGTCTTCGGTTTTGGCCTCAGCCTCCCCTGTGCCTCGATCACTTTGAGTTCGAGGAGGATGATCTTGTCCGCTTCCATCCTCGTTGGAGGCATCGGTCCAGTCCATCCCAACCACCTTAAGATGCGGTACTGCTGCTCCGTCGGTTGGGGTCCGCTGAAGTAGTGGTGTCTGATTCTCACGTAACTCCTTTTTGACCCGCTCGGCTGCCTCATCGACTCGTGCGTTCGCATCGTTGGGTCTGTACAGCTTCAGTGCCGGGTTCTTGTGCGTCTTTCCGTGCTTCGTCCTCAAAATGTTGTCGATCAGTCTGGAGGCGTCACCTTTCGTCTTAGGCATTTCCGTTGCTCCTAACTTGGCGAGGAACTTGACCTGTGCTTGAGTTACGGGGTCGCTGCGCCATCTCACTTGGCCTCCTCAGAGCCTCTGTCCGCTCTTCTTGTTCTTTTTCCTGAGCTTTGATGCTCTCCTGCTCTGCCTCTTGTCCTGGGGCCTTCTACAGCCTCAACTCAAAGTCTCAGGTGTAAAGAGGGGATCTGTCTGTAGATCTAGGGGCCTGACGGCCTCACAAAACAGGCTCTTTAAGTATGTTAAAATACGAGTTCCCTCCCCCATCTCTCCCTTTGTTACTTAAGAGAAAACGATGGAGTTGAGCGACTGTCCCTCTCTACTTCTCTCCTCACCTAGCTTTTGTTCACAGTTTCCCAAGTAATTCCCAGTTTACTGCTTGTTAGCAGGATGGGGGATTAGGACACCCCAGTTTGCACGTGGCATTCTGGCAGGACGTACTCGTGTCGTAGCATCGACTAGCTACCCGTTGCCTGGGAGAGGGCTTCAACATCTCTGTTGCCCCTCCGTGAGGTTTCATAGAATCGGGGATCGGAGAGCTTGTACTCCGACCGGACCATGTAAGACGACACGGTGACCGCTCACCCCAGTGTCGAATAAGGGGGATTCTGCCCCGAGTAATTTCACGATGCCCGACTGCCTTATTCAGACAGCCACGACGACATCTTGTAATTCGTGGTAACTTCCTCTTGCGCATCTGTAGTGTTGTTACTATCATAAGTGTGATCGCTCAAGGGGCCGTGGCCAGTTACGTGAGGTTTCTGGTTGCGGCCCTTTTTTCATTTGTTCTTTGTCGGGTTGAACTCGTGCCTGATTGGATCGTTCTTGAGTTCGTGTTCCCACCACAGGATTTCTGCCCAAGTCCACCAATGCTTTTTGTAATGCTGTGTGCCTCTACCGTCTTTCCGTTCGCTCCGTTCGATTCGCTTGCGAAGGGTGTAATGGCAGACGCCCAACAGGTCAGCGACCTGAGTCGTTGTAAATCGCAGCAGTTTTACCCGTTCAACATTCACAGCAATATAGTAGTTATCCGGTTAGGGACATTTGTGGAAGGTGAGATTCTTTATTTTCCCCCCTAAAATTGCACATGTCTCGGTTGCGCATCATGTTAACATGTCGCAGAAGTGATACAGCTTTCTCTCTGACAACTACCTCATAACAATACTCTGGATGTCAGCATAGCACCGTGATAAAATACCTGCCGCAGAATTGCTCTCTGCCTCCTTGATGTAAATGAAAGCCGACCTACCGTGAAACGGTTGGATTGGAGCGGGGTGTTGGAGAGCAATTCCAGCACCCCATTTTTTGTTTTCAAGGAGGAAAACATCATGGAAAGGAATCCAAAGGTGAGCGAGAACGACAATGCTAACGTGGAGCAATCCGAGGATGCTCCCGAAATTCTGTACGTGGAGAAAGCTGGAGCCATTGAGACCGCCGACTACGCACAAGTGGACGTGACGTTTGTCATGTCGGACCAGGATGACATCACGCTGCGCATCACCGCAGAAGAGGCGGCGGATCTGGCGAAGCGATTGGCAGTGATCGCCCAGCAATCGGGCGAGGAGGAAGAGGAGAGCCCCACATGGCCGTTCGGACCCTGGGAAGGATGAAAGACGAGCGGGACGAACTCAACGAACAACTCCTCCAGTCCACGCTCATCATCGATGATGACGAGGAGGACGAGGACGACGATTCTCCGATGTCTGGACGGGAAGTCCGGTCAAGCTCGGATTAGCTGATCCCTAATCGAGCGTCTGATCAACGGCGGGGACAGGGAAGGAATCGCCTGCTCCCCGCCGTTTGGTTTTCTGCCGTACAAGTTTTGGATCGAGGAGGAAGGTTGATCGGAACTCGACGTGGCGCACTTGAGATCATTGGGGAGAAGACTTGGCACGAACGACCCGCCTACGTGGTCGCCTGCGATTGTGGCCGAACCTGCCTCGTCTATGTCAGCGCTTGGGAGGAGGGCCAGCCCACGGCCTGTGGCGAGAAGTTAGTCCTTCCGGTCGAGGAGATGTTCCCGCTTGAATCAAATTGCCAATGCGCCGTCTGTCAGCGAAAACGAGCCGAAATGTTCCGACGCTGATTTTCCCCTTGAAAACTGGTTGGGACATCGCTTTGCATGTGCAACCAGAGGGATGCCAAATGAAGATCACGAAATGGCAACTGGGTCTGATGTTCCTGGGCAGCATCTTGGCGGTTGTCGCTGGTGTGATTGGCCTCATCAAATCCCCGGACAAAGGCACCGAGTTGGGGTCAGCACTGATCGCTCTTGGGATCGTGATGCTTTTCATTTGTGTGCGGACATTCAACCGCAAGGTTTAGGAGGGCCAAATGTACTGCCCCAACTGCCAGGGGTCAGACGAAAGGCTTGGCCGTCACAATCACCAAAAGGTTCTGGATATAGGCATTGGCCCGTTCCATCGTTGGATCTGTGAAATTGGCGTGCCCGCAGTCGTTGCGTTCCCTCAAGTAGTGGACAAGCCGATCATTCACTCTGCCGGTGATGATGTTCTCCTTGCAGACTTCAAGGACTTGAAACTCAGACGGAGCGCCCTGAAACCAGTCTTCGTACTCGTTGATTGTGACGGACATTTTCGGATAGCAGGTGGCAAGTCTCTTGTTGAAGTCCTCACGGTGGGTGACGAAGATCCACTGTCGGATAATGTCATAAGCGAGGTTCCAGCCCATGACGATTGCCGATCGGTACGCATGGACTTCGAGGCACCGAACCGTCTCTTCAAGCAGTCGATTTTGAGTGTCTGTGAGAACACGCTGCTTTGGTAAGGCGAGCAATTGCTTTGACACGTTATGTGAGGCGAGGACGATCATCTGCTTCTTGTTGGCTTCGGCCATAATCTGGTTGGCGATCACAAGAACACGGTGCTTCACCTTCTCCAGCAGGTCGGCATCATAATCTTCCCCGAATTGAAGTTGCTGACCGACACTTGCCTCCAAGTTCTGCCTCGATTCGGGAAGACCGCACTTTTCCAGCAGATGACGCAGAGGGTCGCCCTCTACGAACATCTCCCCGGCGCTCTGGGCCTTCAGTGCGCCCTTCATACGTTGGCCCAGATCAATAAAGTAATCCATCGAAACAGCGTCGTTCATGTCGTGCCCTTTCTGGCGGGAATTGTCTTTGACCGCTCCCCCGAGTTCAAGGATGTGGGCTGAGCCTTGACACGTGTCAAGATGACCGGCTTAATGTGCATCGCAAATTCGGCCATCTCAAAACACAGGGGGAACAATGGCAAAGCGAAAAGATTTCAACTTATCCGAGACGATCAGGGAGCATGTGAAGGCCAACCCCAAGGCGACAGCCAAAGAAGCCTTTGAGGCAATCAGCAAAACGGCGGGCGGGAGGATCAACGAGGGCACCTTCAAGAGCACATTTTATAAATTGAAGGGCTCGAAGAAGCGAACCGTGCGCCGCAAGAAGCCTGGGGTTCGTGGTGCTGGCGATGGCGGAGGTGGTGGGATCGTTGCTGAGGCTTTGGCGTTCATTAGAAGTGCTGGCTCAATCGAGGCAGCCAAGCAAGTGCTGAGTGAGCTTGAGGCAGTCAAAGAACTCTGAGGTTGCGCCTCATCGGAGGACGTGCTAGAGTTCGTCGTTGCGTTTCTGTATAAAGCAAACAGGCCACCGGATGCGTTATCCGGTGGCCTGTTGCCATTTGGTAATCACTTTGCCGATTTGGCAATCCAGCGAATGACGGGCTCTTTCTTCCAACCTCGTTGCCACACCCACCAAGCGTGAACGTGCCTCCCTGAAAAAACCGTCTCCTCGAAAAGGTAGAGGGCTTTGAGTGGCGAAGTGCGGAGAAACCTTCGCCGCAGTGCGCTGTCCCAAAAGTACATGGGCATCAAGAGGGCGACCTTGCGCTTCGCCACGTACAAGGCATGTGCAACCCAGAAGTGCCAGCGGATTTCATCCGTGTCCAACCACACCGGGTTTGTGATGACGTGATCGCACTCGATTGCCGTGTCAAAGAAGTCGGCGACCTCGCCGTAACCTCGATACTTCTCGTCGGACGAGTACACGTCTAATCCGTGGGCTTCCAGCACTCGGCTGATTGCGCCTTCGCCGCAGGCTGGTTCCCAAATCTTGCCTGGGAACTTCTCAACTTTGAGCAATGCTTCTGTGACATGCTTGGGGGTCGGGTGGTAGTAGCCGATTTCCCGTTCTCGTTGGGGCCAATTCATTTTTGTTACCGCAATGCAAATGAAAAACCCCCGTCTCAAAACGAGACGGGGGACGGGACACAACAACCAAATCACTTGCTGAGATGGATCGTGATCGTGCGAGGCCCCTTCTCAGCGAACCAATCCGAAATCTTGTTGAGCATGAGTTCGTGGTTCGTGCGGCCTTTCGGAACGAAGACCGACATGCCATCGACCTTCTTGGACTTGAGTCCGAGTGCCGTTTCGAGTTTCTTCACGGTCCCCTCGTCGGCAACCACATCGAACTCAATCGGATGCGACAGTCGGCGAGCTTTTCCTTTTCGCTGAGCAACTCCTCCTTTCTTGGGCTTCTTACCTACGATCGCATCCGCCGTAGGTTTGCCGTCCTTGACGACCTTCTGCCAACGGGCGACCATCTTCGCATCGCCCTTGTTCGTGTGGAGTCTCCACAGTTCACGGGTTTGCGATTCGTTCCGAGGGAGCACCGTGACCCCAGCCTCACGGAGAATCTTCAGCACCTCCCCGCCGTTGCGGTAGCGAGTGGTGTCCTGTGCGGACATCTCAAATTGTTCCGCCGTGTACTGTGCGAGCTTCTTGTACGTCTCACCGGCCGCATTCTTGCGGACGACGTAGAGTGACTGATCGTCAATCTCAAACACGCCGTCAGCGATCACGACGAACGCCGCTTGGGCATTCTTGATGTCCTTCGTGATGTCTGTGAGCCGGAGATCCTTCTGGGCCAGTTCTGCTTGTTCCGCTTCGGTGGGAGCGGCGACAACTTTGGGTTTTTCCTTCGTGGCGACTGTCATGTGAAACACCTTTTGATCGAGCCATTTTCTTTTTGCCTCAGCACGTTGCCGAAGCGATTGGCTCTACATCCGGTGTCACCTGACTGGAGACGCTTTTCGTTTGAGGCCACGGGGCGAATCCTCGAACTTCGTGGTAAAGTTGAGGGATGAAATCCGACCCGCAACGAATGGCCCGAATCCTCAGAGACGGTTTTGAGATTTGGAAATCGCACCAACCCAAAAAGCCAAAGTTTGGACGACAACTCTCGCAGTTCTGCTTCGTGAACGACCTTCCTTACAAGCTCGTCAGCAAGTGGATGTCGAGGGGACTGCGATACTCTCATCCCGATTCGGATGATGCGCTGCGCCGCCTGTGCGACCTGCTTAACGTGAAGTACGCCGATCTTTGGGAAGTGCCGACCGTCTCACTCTCGGTCGATGACGTGGCCCAAGCGATCCGACTTTTGTCCGAGCTTCAGGCCGTGCTACAGAAGGCCGTGGACGGGACCAAACCCAAACGGAAGGAAAATCCCCGATCCAAAATCATGGATCAGTTGGCCGGCGGCGCAATCTCCGTCGAGGAAGCTCAACAGCAACTCCAGAAGAAACGCTGA